CACAAAGATAGATTCTCTTGTGAGATATCTACGACCATGAATCTTGGTGGTGATGACTGGCCTATATATCTAAGTCCAAATGAGAATGTGGGTGCACCAGATGGTAAAAACATTACCGCAGCTAGTAAGGCAAAAGGTGTTAGAGTAGATCTAAAACCTGGTGATATGTTGGTCTATAGAGGTGTAGAGCTAGAACATTGGAGAGAAAAATTCAAGGGCAAAGAATGCGTACAGGTTTTTCTGCATTATAACAATCGTAAAACACCGGGAGCTAGAGATAACATGTTCGACAAACGTCCACATTTAGGTCTTCCTTCCTGGTTTAAACGATGATATAATCCTTAGATGGAGGCAGGGCACCACCACATACCCCCTGTCTCCTTTTAAGGACATTTATGAATTTAGGTTTTGACGCAATATCACAATTTCCCATCTCTCAAGTTGGAAAAGATGATGTAGTAACTCTTACAGTCACAGGTAATAATCTAGTTGCCAATATTGGTAATCCAGATATTGCAGCCGACGCTGTTCAACAAAACATAGATCCAAATCCATTAACACTTGGTGTTGGAACCGTAACACTAGTTGGTACAGCAAACCTTGAGGCATCCAAAAATCCACTGACTCTTGGAACGGGAACCGTTACAGTCACTGCAAATGCAGATGTTACAGCATCTGGAAACAACTTGATTATACGTAGTGGATCTGTTACTATCGTTGGAAACGTAGTCCAAGAGGCACCTAAGAACGCTATGACTTTAAGAACAGGCGAGGTGGGTGTTATATCATGGAACGAAATTGTACCAGGAGCAACAATGGTTTGGACACCAATTAAACCGTACGGATAATATATGGCATCAACATTTTCAACAGATTTAGCACTAGAACTTGTAGCAACCGGTGAGAAGGCTGGTCTATGGGGCACAATTACAAATACTAATTTACAAGTATTACAGCAATCAACATCAGGTGTAGTTGATGTTGCAATGACAGATGGTTCATCAGATGTAACTTTAGCTTTATCTGATGGTGCTACATCAAACGGTAAAAATATTTATTTAAAATTAACAGGCACACTACAAAGAAATCAAACTTTAATCATACCTGCATCCACAACAGGCGGTACCGCAACAAGAATTTATATAATTCAAGATGCAACCAACAGAACTACAGCTGATAAATTTACTTTAAGTATTAAAACAGCAAGTTCATCGAATCCAATAGCTGTCCCTGTAGGATCAACAATGTTGATTCATTCTAATGGAACAGATGCAAGATTAGATATTTTACAAAAAGGTAATTTTGCAATCACATCTAGTTCTATTACTGCATACACCGCAGTGGCTGGTGATAATTTATTAATCGATACACAAGCAGCACAAGTTACAATCACACTACCGGCATCTCCAACTATGGGTGATGAGGTCAGCATTATGGATGTGTCAGCAGCAGGAGGTTTTGGAACTAATAAAGTTATAGTAAACAGAAATGGTTCTAATATTAGAGGAGCTGCATCTAATCTAGATCTAACGAGTAATAATCAATCGATTAAATTAAGATTTACAAACGCAACCAAAGGTTGGCAATACGTATACAACCAAACATCATAAGTTTGCTCCTGGAATCGACAAACAAGATACAGCAGTTGGAGCAGAAGGTCGTTGGGTAGATTCAGATAATGTGAGATTTAGATATGGCCTACCAGAAAAAGTTGGTGGTTGGCAATCTCTTTTAACAGATACAATAGTGGGTGTAGCAAGAAAACAACACGCTTTTGTTGATACTGATGGCAATAGATATGTGGCCATTGGCACAGATAAATTTTTACTTTTATATTTTGAGGGTCAGCTATTTGACATAACTCCTCTTGCAACTGCGATCACTGGCGCAACATTTACTTTTAACGGAACGACAACCGTAACTCTTACAACATCTGCAGATCACGGAATCGCTGTCGGAGATATAATAAGACTAAGCGCAACAACTTTACCAGGTGGCACGACAGGTGTTACAACAGCAACGTTTAATGACACAAACTTTCAGGTTCTATCTGTTCCAACTTCTAAAACTTTAACCATACAGGCAGCAACAGCTGGTTCATCATCTACTGGTGGATCAGTGACTATCACCCCTTACGAGGTGGTGGGCCCTGCAGCACAATCATATGGCTATGGTTTTGGTATTGGAAACTATGGTGGTACAATTACCGGTGTTGCACAGACAGAATTAGATGGATCGTTAAACGCGGACACCGCTGGTACAGGTGGATCGGGGACCGCGGTTACTGTAGACTCAACCACAGGATTTCCATCTGCAGGCACAATTTTAGTGGATAGTGAATTGATCACATACACATCAACAAACTCCACACAATTTTTAGGTATTACCAGAGGTACAAATGGAACTGCAACTGCCGGCACATCAAATGGTCAGGCACACTCAACAAACTCAACAGTGCAAAACGCAACTTTATTCTCAGGTTTTGGTAGCGCAGTGCAGGCATCTACTGTAACTCTTGAACCAGGACTTTGGTCCTTAAGTAATTTTGGTGAGGTATTGGTTGCAACAATTGCAAATGGTAAAACATTTACATGGAATGCGGGAGCTGCTAATCCGACAGGCAATAGAGCCTCAACATCTACAGCTGGTTTTGCAACAACAAATAATCCAACTGCAACTAGAGTCACACTCATATCACCAACAACACGTCACTTAATTCACTTTGGAACAGAAGATACCATAGGATCACCCACAACACAGGATGATATGCTTATAAGATTCTCTGTTGATGAGGATATAAACAACTACACACCAGAGGCAACAAATACAGCCGGCACACAGAGATTACAAGATGGCACAAAAATCATGGGTGCCTTGGTTGCAAAAGAAAATATTCTAGTATGGACAGATAATGCATTGTATGCAATGAAATTTGTAGGTGCACCATTTACCTTTGGATTCGAACAGGTGGGTACAAACTGTGGATTGATTGGTAAGAATGCAGCTATCGAGATTGATGGTGTTGCATACTGGATGGGTAATAATGGTTTCTTCTCTTTCGATGGTACGGTAAATACATTACCTTGTTCTGTTGAGGATTTTATCTACGATGATATCGATACAACAAAAGGTCAACAGATCTGTGCAGGTATAAACAATCTATTCACAGAGGTTATCTGGTGGTATCCAACAGCTAGCTCTACATTTAACGATAGGTATGTGGTCTATAATTACGGACAGGATAATGCTAATCTACCCATGGGTAATTGGTATACAGGTACAAATACAAATTCAATCAGAACAACCTGGATCGATTCATTGGTTTACCCAAAACCATACGCTACAGCTTTTAATAATTCTAGCACAGGCACATTCCCTGTTATACAAGGCGAGACAGGATTAGGTCAGACTGTATTTTTTGAACATGAGATAGGAACCGATCAGATTAATCCTGATGGAAGCACAACGGCTTTAACTTCTTTTATAAAATCATTTAGTTTCTCATTACAAAAAGATCAGAGTGAGGTGTTTCTTGCGATGCGTAGATTTCTACCAAACTTTAAAGTATTGACAGGTAACAATCTGATAACCGTAGCCATAAAAGATTTTCCATCAGACTCTGATGCAGTAACAACTCTGAGTCCTTTTACAATCACATCTGCAACCACAAAAGTTGACACCAGAGCCAGAGGACGATATGCAAATATTAAAATAGAAAACACAGGGGCCGGCGAATCGTGGAGATTTGGTACGTTTCAGGTGGACCTACAACCAGACGGAAGGAGAGGATAATGGCAAAGATAGTGGTAAGATTACCAGAACCTAAACGAGAATATAGTGAGGACAATCAAAGACAGATAAACAGAGCGTTATCTATATTGATAGAACAATTAAATTCAACATATCTGACACAACAGAAAGAGGACCAGGAGAGATTTACCTGGCTAGGATTAGGTTAATGGCAAATATATATAAGAACGATAAGGTAAGTCTAACAACTACAGATCTTACAACTCTGTATACAGTGCCATCAAATTCTAGAGCCATCGTCAAATCTTTATTAGTATCTGAGGACAATGGTGGTGCAGCTGTTGTTAAAGCCACATTAACCAATGCATCAGGCACGGCATTTATCATAGATAATGATATAGATTTAGCTGCTAATCAGAAAGAACAGGTTTTAAGTGAGCCATTGATTATGCAAGAAAGTGAGATATTAAAGGTGCAGGCTACCAGTGGTCAGGTGGATGTCATAGCATCAATATTAGAAATAAATAGGGAGGATAGATAATGCCATTTGTAGAGCAAGAAGAAGGCTATGAAGAAAAGATAATAGAAGGTAAGACAGTCAAGGTTTATAAACCTAGGGTAGAGGTGACCATAAAACACCTTAAAACAGGCAGAGAATATCTGTCTGATAAAGAGGCAGAGGACGATATAAACAGCCCGGTCACTGACACGACCAAAGAGGATATATCGAGAGATGTTAATGTAATAGTGGGGCCTTCGGCTTTTGGTAATAAAACTAACATATAGGATCGTTGACGAATGTATAAAAACCTAGTAAATTGTTATACACTCGCCTTTTTACAAGCTTTGCGAACTTGCTTTAATATTGACAATATAAAGAGAAACTATGGGATTATTTAAGAAAATTTTCAAACCAGTTGCAAAGGTATTAGATAAAGTAATACCTAATGAAATCAAACCAGCATTACCATATGTAGCAGCATTCGCTCCATTTATGATGCCTGCTGGATTTGGAACTGGATTTGCCTCTGGATTATTTAAAACACAAGCAGCACAACAAATGGCAGCTAGAGCATTATTAGGTGGTGGTGCAAATGTTTTAGGACAACTATCTCAAGAAGGTAGTGAGGGTGATATCAATTTATTATCAGCTGGTATTGGAGCGTTGTCAGGTGCTATGACTGCACCAGGCGCAGCAGATACATTTAGGGGTATGACAACTAAAGGCGCTTTAGATCCAGCTCTTTCTGGAACACAACAAGCTAAAATTTTAGCAGATAGAGGTTTTCTTACAAAAGCAGCAGATGTTGGTTTAGAAGGTTTAGCAAAAGGATCAACAGCATTTGCAAAAGGTATAGATAAACCATTTAGTACAGCAGGATTAAAAGCTGCAACAGTACCGGCAGCAACAGCAACCGGTGATGTAATGCAGGCACAGGCAAGAGTATTAGAAAAACAAAACGCTATAGATGCTGCATTAGCAGAGGCAGAAGCATTAGCGGACAGTGGACTTAGAGGTGATGCAATTAGAAACGCAATGAGATCTTATGGATTCTTTACTGATGAAGAGATAGAAAGCACAGTTTCATCAGCAGGATACAGAGCTGGTGGTAGAGTAGGATTTAAATTTGGTGGTATAGATGAAGCTATTGAAAGTGTACAAGAAGAAACTGTAGAAAAAGGTAAAGAAGGAATTATGACAGCTGCTAAAGAAGATCCTTTATTAGTAGAAGAATATAATAAATATGTATTTGATTTATTAGAACAAAGACCAAATGCAAAACCAATGTCTTTTTCTGATTTTAAAAGAATGATTATGTCAGGTATGAAAGATGGTGGATTAATGGATCTTGGTGGTAAAGAGATGGATTTAAGAAAAGGTGGATTTGTACCAATAGGTAAAAAAGAAAGAGCAGATGATGTACCTGCAAGACTTTCTAAAAATGAATTTGTAATGAC